TCCGGGTGGGGTGGATGCGGCGCTGGAGCTTGTGGGGATCCCGGTGCTCGGCGATACGCTGCGCTGCGTGCGCCCCGGCGGCATGGTGTCGTTCACGGGGTCGCTGACGGACGTGTGGTCGATGAAGGACTTCTCGCCTTTCGGCCTGATCCCCTCGACCGTGGGCCTCACGGTCTATCACGGTCAGTCGTGGGATCTGCCGGCGTCCGTCTTGCAGGAGGTGCTCGACGCGGTGAAGGCTGGCGAGATGAGTGTCCCGATTGCGAAGGTCTTCCACGGCCTGGAGCAGGTGCCCGACGCGCACCGCGCGCTCGATTCCCACGCGATGCCCGGTAAGAACGTGGTGGTGTTGGGCTGAGGCCTTCGGGTAGCGCTCGACCTACGCGCGCTCCAGGAGGAGGGCGACCTCGGCGTGCCTTGAAACAATGGCATTGATGTCATCGGTTCGGCCGAAAATATCGTGGGTTAAAACTGTATGACAGAAAAAGTCATGCTTTTCTGCTTTCGATACCACAAAATCGGAATGTGCATGAGAGTCGACACGCCAATGAGACGCTTCGGCTCTCTTTGCTATATCACCACTTCAATTCTCCATCCCCGCACATCGGTCTGGTCAAGAGGTAAAGCCGCACAGGTATCCGGGTATTCCGTTCACCTGGAGGAATAAACCCGGATGTGGATCATGCGGCATCGATCTCACTTCGTTTCTTGTTTTTTCGATTCACAATATGTGGTAGGAAGGTCACCTCACACCCTGCCAGAATAACTGCAAACATGTTAATCGGCGGATAAACAAAGATTGCCAGAACAATGCCAATTGCCTTAATGCTCAGGTCAGCCGCAACGATTATCCGGTTACTATAGTCCAACGCGCCCGTCGAACCGTTAGCCCTTGTGACCGCTCGCGCAAGCGCCATGTTGGATAGTGAAACACAAATCACCACCGCGCTGTAAAGCATCTGCGCAAAAAGGCTTGTGAAGTGGTCACTCACAAAGTCTGTCACATACGGGAAGAAAGAGGCAAAAAACAGCATGATGATGCTCCACCAGATCACCTTGTTGTCTATCTTCTTGATCCTGTGCCAATGGTTATGCATATTCACCCACATGGCGCCAAGCCAGAAGAAGGAAATCGCATAGGAGAAGAAATGTGACCTGAGTGCCCAAAATGATGCCCAGTCAGCTGTCTCCGGTTTCTCAAGTTCCAGCACCAATATTGTCATGATGATCGCCAATATCGCATCCGTAAATGCACTGAGTCTTTCTTTGCTCATTCTTCAGTAGCCCCTTTCTTCTTCACATAGACAAGCCGGATGTCGTAGCCCAGCTTGTCGAGTATATCCACAAAGACCTTATTGATAATGCCCTCTTTCTTGTTTATCAGCCTGCTGACATACGGTGCGGAGGTGCCGACCATCTGCGCAAGCTGTGCCTGTGTGACACCTTCTTCCAGATATTTTACTTTTACATCGATCTCAAGATTGTTCTTAATCTCTTAGCTCTATTTCGTGCAATCTTGTTTCACTAATCGGATATTTTATTATATCATATCCTTTGATTTAACAAAATATAGGTAGGATATGATGAAATGTCTTGATTAACTTGTGCACATTATATCATAAAAAAGTTCAAAATTCTATTGTAAAAATACCAATGAATTCAATGGTTTGTTGAACTTTTTATGAATGGAAAAGTGCCTAAAATCACCTACATTAGTAACAAGATAGTAACCCCAAAATTAGACTGGTGTTCCACTTTCTGTGGTGATGAATGCACTGAATCCTGCTGCTTTTAATCTTTTCATCATGACATCTGCATTTGGTTTTTGTGCAAATGCTCCAACTTGAATTTTATACATTCCACCTGCCTTGATCATGTAAGTGTCAAATCCTGCTTTCTTCACTTTTGCAAGCATTGCATCAGCATTTGTTTTTTGTGTGAATGCACCTGTCTGAACTCTATACAGAACCTTGTTGTTTGGTTTTGGTGTAGGTGCAGGACTTCCTTTCAATCTTTTGTTCACTTCGGTTGCAATATATGGATGCTTGCTCATAAGGTATTCACCAGGGCAAGATTTTTGTGCAAACCATCTGTGAACTGTCATGTTCTGCTTATCAGGCTGACCAATCAATTTTGGATCGTTTTTCCACCTAAGTTCAGGAATGCCATTTCTTTTGCAGATGTCAACCAACAAATTGATAAGTCCTGCAAGTGCTTTATCTGTAACCCAATAAGGTTCTTTCATATCCGATGCAACTTCAATTGTAATAGCTCTATTATCATTTGCTGCATTTGAAGAACACCAAGATCTGTTCTTTTCTTCTACATATAAACCAATTCTTCCATCCTTATCAACACCATAATTGGATGATGCTTGTGTGCTTGATTTTGCAAACCAGTTTCCTAAACTTTCAGCGGTCACTTGACCAACAACACAATGAATTGTGATTGTGTCAATCACATGTGTTCTTTTTCCACTGTGATTTGGGCTTAATATTTTATAATTTATCAATGAACTATTAGACATATTATTCCCCTTCTTTCTCCGACTGCTGCCTTAAAACTTCAATTGCTTTAACTATAACCTTTGGAATTGGTAATCCCATAAGTCCAGCATTTTCAATTATAGATATGGATTCATTTACAATATAACCAATTACCACTGCATCACAAACAAAATTTGTTCCCATAATCAAGTCAAGTCTGCAAGCTATAAGTACAATTAAAAGTGTCATTCCTTTCTTGCATAAGCCTTTCCATCCTGCCCTTGATTCTAATGTACCAGTGTCGGTTTTAGTGCTTGTATGAAAGACACCTGCAACAATAAGACCTGTTACATAGTCTATTGCCATGAAGATTACTAAAGTTGTAAGTGCTGCATTCCACCCGCCAAATGCAGTGGCAATCACTCCCCCAATCACTCCCAAAATAATTGTTATTGTATTAAGTTTCATATTTTCACCCTTCTTTCATAGTAAAATTAAAAGGACTGTAAACATAAATTTACAGTCCTTGTTGGATTAAGCTATTTTGCTAAATCTTCAAGTTCAAGGTCAACAAGTACCTGTTTAACCTGTTCCTTTAATCTTTCAGGAACATTTGCAAAGGTCTTTCTACCCTTTACAATCAGTGTTGCATAGATTACTGCCATTTCTTCCACCCCCTTTCTGATTATAAAATTTATAATGAACCTAAACATCAGCATCCAGGATTGCTTGAACAGCATCCTTTAGCTTTTCAGGAACATCGTCAATGGTTTTCAAACCTTTTCTGATAAGTTCAGCATAGATTTTTGCCATCTGTTATTCTCCTTTCATTTCATACAGTTCAGTAAGTGCCAACTGTGTGTCTGTGACTTGCTTTTCCAATGTCTTGTTTTTCTCTACTAAAAATTCATTTTTCTTTGCAATCAGTTCAATATATTCATCTTTGTCATACTGAACTTCTTCATACTGATAGTCACCATCTTCCAGTTTTTTGATGTTCTTGTGAACATAAACTGTGTCGAACCCAACAATCAATTCTTTTGCCTGTTCTCCACTACCTTTTACAACACCTATGTTTTTCATTTTTTACCACCTTTCTTTTTCATTCAATTGAAAAGTACCTGCATTAGAACTATTACTCCAATTACTACCAAAATAAGTGATCTGAAAAGTATAGAGATTAGTATAATCTAATGTTTTTTTTTGTTATTTTTGTACACTATTCAACTAAAGATGTTAGTATATATCACCCCATATTCGTTACCTATGTAAAAGGGATGAACAGAAATGTTCATCCCTTCAAACAATCAAAAATTACAGATACATCAAGCGACCAGCGACAACCGAGTGAACATTATCAGCAGAATAATAAAAATACAAAAGAAAAGCACCCGCATAAGAACCAGCACCCCAACTACCACCAAAATAAGCGAACCGAGAAGCATAGAGATAAGTATAATCACAAAAATAAGTGGTTTCTGATCCGTTTAATTTTTTGGCAATGAATCCTGTTTCTGTTGTTCCTTGTGGTCTTTCCATCCATCCACCAATATCTGATGTTGCCCCTTGTTCATGATTGGTATAACCTGAACCTGTATCATTGAAGTTATCTGTTCCAACAAGAATGTTTCTAACACTATCTGAATAGATGCCATCAACCCATTCATAGTAGTTGCCCCAAAAATCTTCAAGTCCAAACAATTTCATTTGAACCTTTCCTGTGGTTTCTCCAAAATCCATTCCCCTTGTATTTGTTCCACCAGTGCTTGTTCCTGAACTGTTTCCATCAACATAACCCCTGCCAAGTGCAACTTGTGAATTCAAATGCTTATATTTAAGCAGGTACATCACTTGTCTGAATGTCAATTGGTGGAATGCTGACTGATCATATCCTGTACCGTTGTTTCTCGCATAGCCACGGAATGTTCCGATGGTCTGATTCGATGTCGGAGTTTTGCCGGAAAGCGACCTCAATTTTGAACCATCATAATATCCTTTATATGCTCCAAGGTAGAATTTATCTTTTCTGTGACTTCCCCTGGTGTGTGCATAATATTTGAATTCTGTATTGTCAGGGTCATCAGTCATTGATACTGTGACAATATCTCCTGATGTGCTGATTTTGATACCCATTCTTGGGAATGCAATCATAACATCACCAGCATCACCGCTTGTTATATCAGCACTTCTGCCATCTTCAAACTGTGAAAAATTATCCCTTTTTAGCTTTCCAACTTCCTGACCATTCTTGAACAAACAAGGATAATGACCAAAAAAATCATCCCATTCCGCTGAACCTGGTGTCATTCCAACTGCATCATCTGCATAAGTGATACATGTTGCAGGATTGCTGTTTGTAAGGTCAATATTCACTGTCATTCTCTTGTAAGGCTGTGGTGTCCCAACCAATCTGTTTGCAGCATTTTCATTGACTGCATTCTTGTCACTGTAAGGGAACAGTGCAAAGTAATATGTTGTACCATTATTTAAGTTGTTGATAACAAATCCATTGGTCTTGTAAGTATCTTTAACCTGATTGTCAACAAGAACAGTACCATCCTTAATGTTTTCAGGATAAGCACCAACCTTTTGAACCAGTTTTGTTCCTTTCCAAGTGCAAATGGTTTGACCATCAACAACTGTATCACCAGGGTCACCCCAGGTAATTGTCAGTTTTGCATTTCCAATCTTCACCTTTGGTTCAACAACATTGGAAGGTGCAATGCCACCGCCGCCTGTTTCAATGTCAATCCAGTTCCCTGAACCATCATTGAATTGAAGGATGTCATTGAAGAATCTGAACCCATGAACACCCTGTTCAGATTGAACTGTTTTGTTGCTGTGTGCAGTCACTATTGCAATCACATCTTGTAATTGCTGAACAGTTGTAGATGCAGCAGGATCTACTTCAATTACAACCTGTTCTGAATTGTCCACCTTTGTATTTAACTTAAATGTAACACCTGAAACAGTCTGTCCTGAAAATGGTGGCATATAATCAGGATGTTCACTGACACTAATTGCATAAAGGAATTCTCCATTGTCTGAACTCTTTGCATACAGTCCAACTGCTCTGATATAATACCCTTCGCTTACTTCATTATTGTTTATTGCTGCCTGAACTTCCACAATCGTTGTATCTGTTCTTGATACATTTGACACATTCACTGATTGTTTGATTTGGTAAAGGTCTGTCAAATCTTCAAGAATAACACTGTTGTAATTATAATCAGATGTTTTAACCTTTGTGAATTGAGCAGTTGCATTTCCTGCAATCAGCTTTGCCATCAACTCTTGCCCTTTTTTAGTAATTACTAAATTTTGCATTCTTCTTCCACCTTTCTAATTTATATTGTATTCAATAAGTTTAGTGATAATTGAACCACTGTTCATTCTTCCTTCTACTTCAATCTTATGATTAAGTTCGGAAGTAATTTCAAACTGTTTCACCACCACATTTGTTGCTGCTCCATACACTGTACCCTGTGCAATATATTCGAGATTATTTCTTGATGTTACATAGATGTTTGCAGGAATCATATATGAGAGCAGATATTCCAGTTCTTCTGATTGCCCACTTAATGGAAGGTGAACAATGATTTCAAGTGCATATTTATCAAAGTTGGCATTCAGTGTGTAATTCCCAACACCACAAAGGATGTCAAGTTTTTCAATCAATCCCTTGTAAGTGTAAGGAATGCCATCATTCCATCTTGCAATTACCCTTAAAATTCGTGCTTGCAGGTTATCATCTGCATTTGGAACAATTTTCAAAATGCTTTCAAACTTTGAAATACCTTTTTCATCACAATACAAAATGAACTGATTGTCCTTTATTTGCTGAATTTCCTGAATAAGTTTGTCAATTTCAGGTTCTTCTGCATTCAGGATTTCTTTCAGTTCCCTATATTCTTGAAGAAACTGTGGCAAATATGAAAGCATTCTACCCATTTACAACACCACCCATCTTTGGTACTTGATATTTGGTCAATACCAAGTTGGAAGTTGAACCATTGATTCTTGTGTTCTCAATGTCTACAATGCCTGTAATGCTGACAATCTTTGCTTCAATCTGTGCAATTCTGACTGTGGAAGTGTTCTGCCTTGCCCATTCTTTTCTGATTTCAAGCAGGTATTCAGATATTTTGCTGATGATTTGTGGTTTCAAGTTGGTGAAGTTTTGACCATCTTCAAAGGTGATTGAAGTAGAAATGTTCACCACCACTTCTTCCACTGTGTCAACTGTGACAATGTGTCCGATTGGTGCAATTCCAATACCTTTTGCATCTTGCTTTGGATCTATTTCTTTTTGGACGGTCTGAATCAGTTCACTGGATGCCTTGTCAAACTCTGAATTCAAGATTGTAAGTTTGACTGTTCCACCACCATTCCAAACTGGTGTGACCTTTGTTGCTCCAACTCCTGCAATGGAATTGGTCTTATTCAAGTAGTCATCCACATTACCACCATAAGCCTTTGATTCAAAGGAATCAAAATATCTTTTCCTGAATGCTTCGGTTTCTTCTTCATCTTCACCTGGAATAAGCAGTTCAATGATTTTTGCTGATTCAAGACCATCAACATAATCAATTGGAATAAGTGTTCCACTGTTTTGATTTCCACCCCTTCCAAAACTTTCACAGTGTGGGTTGTGCGGTGTTTGTGTGATTGGTTCAATCACAACATAGTTCAATGAACCAAGATTGAACCTTGAACCAATGCCAACTTCAACATTGAATTCACCTTTCACAATTGCTTTTGTTGCAGGTGTAGGCTTGATTCCCCTTTCTACTGCTCTCCTGATTAAATAATCCCTGGATGCAGTGTCACCAAATGTTTCTGCCAAAATCACATCAAGGTCAATATACATCTGTGCAAGTTCCAGTGCAGCAGGTGCAATTGCATCATAGATGATTGAACCTTCCCTTTTGTCCAATGAATCAGGTATTCTGTCAAGAATCCTTTCAAGAATTTCTTCAAAAGTAACATCTTCATACATTAAAAAATCACCACCTTTTCTGTGTCCACATCACCAAATATTGTATGCACTACAAATGAAACAAGCACCTTTCTTTTCTCTAAAAATTCAAAATTGAATGTATCAACTGATTCAATTCTGTCATCCTGAACCAATGCTTCCTTGATTCGTCTTTCAAGTTCAGGGCAAACATAAGACACTGGTTCACCATATAAATCTAAAAGTTCAATTCCATAGTTCCAAGAATAAATCAAATATTGATACCTTTCTGTGTTCAGGATTTTGAAAATCACTTGTTTCATTGCTTCCAGTTCATCCACAAAATTGTGAATGATTTCAAGTCCGCAATTCATTTTGTAATCTTTACTTGGAAAAACTTCAAATTCCAGTTCTTCATCAAAATCAACTTTTGGAATCATTATTTCACCATCCTATCCAGTACCAAGAACTGTTGACCACCTAACATTCTAATTAAAATCACTTCTTCACCTGTTTTTAATTTGTTGTGAATTGTGATTTCTTTTGTGCCTGTAACCTTATGTTTATGTTCATTCTCTTTTTCTGTGTTCCAGTCCACTGTGATTTTCACTTTATGATTAGTCACATTTCTTGAAAGTACCAACTGTGGTTCAGAAAGAACCATCTTTTGTTCAACTGATATTTCCAATGGCTTTTCCTTCGTGACTTTGCCATATAACACATCAGTAATTTTGATATTATCTGCAAGTTTACTGGATATATTTTGAATTGTACTAAGTAAATCATTTGAGTTATCCAACAAAATCACCACCTTTCAATGTCAAATCCATCATGTGTGTATCATTTGTGAATATATGCTTGCACTTTTCTACAAGCATATAATTTTGAGTGCTTATATCACCTAAATTCAATTTCACAATAACCATTGAACCTGCCCGAACTCTAACATCGCCAAAGGCATCAGTGATTGATAAGTTCCTTGTTTTCTTGTTATACAGTTCAAGTAAGGTTTCTGCTTTCGCTTTTCCGTTTTCTGCCTTTTGCAGCACTTCATAATATTGAAGTATGCCCCAAGCATTCATATTTTGAGAATTTTGAGCAATAAATACTTCCCTTTTTCCTGTTTTTTCGTTGTTGAAAGATAACTTGATTTTGTTGTAGGTGTTACTGTCAATACTGGATGAATATTTGAAATTGCTTGCAGTTTCTTCATCAATCAGGATTGGAACTTTCATTGAACCAATGTTTTTCAGTGCAAGTTTTCCAAAATCATCATACAGAACATACAATTCTTTTTTATTCTGCAAGGTCAAATCCAGTGCATTTTGTACCATATCAAACAGTGTACTGTTTTCTTCAACCCTTGCTGGAATCTTATATTTTGTATCTTCAATGTCACCTGCATTCAGTCTAAAATCAGAAATAAGCATTTTCAAAAATTCACCTGCTGTCTTATTTGTATAAACATAAGTGTCCTTGTTCTTGAAATACCTTAACTGATCATAAGCAACAATATCAATTACCCCTTCTTTATCTCTTTTTTTCGTGAAAATAAACCCATAGAAGATGCCTTTTCCATCCACCTTCAATCTGACTGCATTTCCTTCTGTAATATTCAAATCTTTGTCTTTCAGAACACTGAACCTTAATTGTCCAGGCATTCCTTTTCTGTCTGTTGTCCAAATAATGTCATCTTTTACAAGGGGAACATAAATCTTTGAACCATTTTGAATTATCAATTCAATTTTCATTTATGCACCCCCTAAACTGGAATGGTAAGCACTTGACCAGGGAATATCAAGTTTGGTCTTTTGATTTTATCCTTATTTGCATTTGCAATTTTGGTGTACTTTGAACCATCTCCATAAAATCTTTTTGCAATGTTCCATAAACAATCACCTTTTACCACTGTATAAGTTTTTGCACTGACTTTTGGTGCAGGTGAATTCTTTGTTTCTCTGTTTTTCGTGACTTTTACTGTTTTTTTACCTACTTTTTTCTTCTTTGGAAGTTTTACAACTTTTGTTGAATAGTCTTTGAACTGTTTCAACTTAATCAGAACCCCAACATCTAAACCTTCTTTTGCATCTTCCACGATAGAATATTCTTCAAGTGATACTTTGATATTAGTGTTGAATAAAATTTTTCCATTTGCAGTTGTCCTTGTTACAATGAATTGAAATGGTTCTTTCTTTACTTTTAAGGCTTCCAACTTTTCCAAATAGTTTTTTGCAGGTTCAAATCCGTTTTTATACCTTGAAAAAGGATACTGGACTTGTGGAATGATTGCTTCAAAATCAATGCTTGTAAGTCCTGCATCCTTCAAAATATTTACTTCCCCATGATTGATAAGGTTCAGTGTTTTGTTTTGATTTTTTATCTTTAGTTGCACCTTTGAAGGTGCAATTGGTAACAACATTTTGTCTAAATAAAAATCATAAGCCATTACTTATGCACCCCCTCTGCTGCAACCTGCATTGCTTCATTCAGTCCATCTGCAATCTGTTTCATAATTCCATCAACATCTACTTCTGAACTGATATTATTGTTGTTTGTCATATCAATTTTTACTTCTGCTGTAGTGAACCTGTTGATAACATCCTGTTCTGCCTTCTCTAAAAGATATTTAATATCTTCACCAGTCATTTCAACTGCATTCTTGATGTCCTTTGTGTTATTGGCAATATCATCCACATGACCAGGAACAGAACTTGCAGCAGCATCATAACCTGAATACTTTTGTGTAAGATTTTGACCGAACATATTACCAACTGTTTCATCAATACCTTCACCAAATTTATATCCTTTACTCCAAGCATCACCGTATCCCCATCTTTTAAGTCCAAGACTTTCAGCACTCAAATCAAGATTGTCCATCACTTTATGATAGTTTTCATTTGGTGCATACTTGGCAACTGCTGCATCAGCCATATCTTTCAGTCCTGATCTCCATCCTTGAATTGTGCCTGCCATATTTGAACCAAACACAAAGTCCATTGCAGATGCAATTTTTTCAAGGACTGCAAGAACACCATCAGCCATACCTTGGAACAAATAAATTACTGATGACACTGGACTGGTAAATACATTACCAATGAAGTTTGCCATTTCAATAAATGGATTGATAAGACCATTGATTATGCCAAGAATCAGGTTAAACAATCCCAAGAACAAGTTCCAAAGGAAAGCAAGTGCAGTTGTAAGCACTCCCATGATGATTCCTGTTGCACTGATAGTTGAACCTGTGACCTTATTGATTGCAGCAACAATAGCATATAATGCACCGATTACCGCAATGATAATTGCTAAAATCCATGTAAGTGGGCAAGCAAGCAATGCTGCATTAAAACCATATTGTGCTGCTGTTGCTACAAATGTTGCCCCTGTTGCCATCATTTCTGCTGCTGCCTTTGCACTGGTTACAATTGCTGAAATACCCTGAATTGTATTATATAGCAATAAAGCTGTAATATAGATTCCAAGTGCAGTTGCAAGTGAAACAACTATTGGTTCAAGAATTGACCAGTTCTGTGCAAGCATACTAATAACTTCTAAAACTGGCTGTGTTGCATATAGAATTTCATTTGAAATCCCTGTCCATACCTGCCCCCAAGTCATAGGCATGCTTTCAAACTGTGCATTGATACTTTCCGTTGATGAAAGAAGGGCATTCTTAACGATATCAGAAGTAATTTGTCCTTCTTTCGCCATATCCCTGATTTTACCAATCGGAACATCCATATAATCTGCAATTGCTTGAATTACATTTGGAGCAGATTCAAATACTGCATTGAGTTCTTCACCTCTTAATGCTCCACTACCTAATGCCTGGGTAAGCTGCAAGGATGCAGATTGCATTTCTGCTGTACTTGCTCCTGCAATTACAAACATTTTGTTCAAGTTTTCTGCAAATGCAATGGTTTCATCATTAGACTTGAAGGCATCACCTGCCCTTTGTCCAAGTTTTGCAACAATATCGGCAGTTTCCAAATATCCTGCCCTTGACCTTTGAGCAGATGCAAATATTTTATCTTGTAGTTCTTGTGTTGTTTGCAATCCATCATTTATCATGTTCAGTCTTGCAGTAGTTTGAACCATTGAATCAGAAAGGGCAACCATTTTTTGAACACCTTGAAAACTTGCATAAGCAGCAACCATTCCAATCACTTTTCTTGCAAGACTATCCATTGCATTTGAACCCTGTTGAACTTGCTGATTGAATCTTTGTTGTGATTGAGCATTCTGATTGATATTCTGTGCCATTTCATCCAACTGTTGTGTTGCCATATCAATTTGTTGTGCAGCTTGAACAATTGGTGTAGTGTCAAATCCTTCACTGATTGCACCATCCACATTGTTCAGTGATACAATAACCTGTTCAACTGCACTGGTTATGCTATGAAGTGGACTTGACATTCTATCAACCAAGTTGATTTGTGTTGATATACTTGCCATCTTGTGATTTTACCCCCTTTCTGATTATTTCTTTTTCATCTTTGCCATTTCTTTCTTTTCATTTTCAGTTTTTATCTGAATTGCTGCAATGACAAAGGCTTTTTCATTTTCGTCCAAGTTCAAAAATGTGCTTGGTAACATTTTGAGTTTGTGAAGACAATAATATGCAATTGCTGCCATACTGTCTTCATTTATTAGTTTTTTGCTTCTTCCACCTTATCTTCCAGTGATACTTCAAACCCATTGAATTTCTGAACAAAGGCTGCAAAGTCACCATATTCACCAGGATTGTCAACCATTTCTTTCAGAAGTTCATCAGCTGTCATCACCCCATAGGAATCTTGAAGTTCCTTGTCATTCAGATTTGGTTCAACAACTGATGCACAAATCATTTTCGCAATATACTTTGATGTGTTCAGTTTAGGTCTGAACATATTTGGTTTGCCTGTCACTGGAATGTCTTTGGTGCAATCTTCCCTGATGATGTCATTTTCAGCAGTAGTGATTGCCTTGATTGTCCACAACAAAGGTTTTCCATTTTCATCCACTAAAGATTTTGTTGCAGCATAAGTGGTGTTTGACTTTTTGATTTTGTTTTCCTTCATAAATCTATTGAACTGTGACATCGTTATTTTCTCCTTTCTCATAAAAATACCCTTGATGGTTTTTAAACATCAAGGGTATTACTTTTTCATTATTAAAGCATACCATCAAGCAATTTGAATGATTCAGGCATTCTGAAATCTTCAAAAGTAAAGTCCATATCTTCATCAAGATATTCAGCATCTGCATCAAATTTGGCAAGAACACCACCGTCAATGTTGCAGTCTACAAGAACAATTGTCTGCCTTCCTACTGCTGATGTAGGATCTTCATTTGTGATTTGAATTTCAAAATACACATCCTGACCACTGTTCTTGAAATCAACCATCATTTGTCTGAAAAGACTTGTGTTGTAGTGGAATGTTGCTGAACCTGTTCCCTTCCAACCTACTGACTTGTTACCTTTACCAGTCTGCCCAAGGATTGGAACTTCTGTCTTGATTTTTTCAAATTTGGCTTCAAGATTGATGGCTTGCATAAAATTGTATCTGTTTGAACCAATCGTGATAAAGCATTCTGCAAGTTTTGCAGAAACAGTGTCTTTACCCTTCATTGTAATATTATTTTTCATTCTTCACATTCTCCTTTCTTATGCAATCTTTACAACCATATAAAGTTGTGCCATAGTGTTCACCACTGTCACCTTGTCAATGATAAGCACTGCCTTCTTTCCATCACCTTGTGCAATCTCAACATCTTTATCAGTGAAATTTTCAATTGCTCTTAACTTCTGCAATTCTTCATGATGTTTAACAATATCTGCCCAAAGACTGATTCTGCCACTTTCATCATTCTGAACAATGCCAAGATACTTTGTGTTGAAAAGTATTGCTATGTCATTTGCAATCTGATCAATAACCCTGATAGTCTGATTGTCCTGAAATACTTCACCCTTTTCATCTGTAACAGTGACAAGGCTGTTAATGTCTTCCAGTACCCTGATTTCCTTACCAACTTTGTGAAGTGTAAATTCTCCATCTTTGATTGCCTGTTTAAGCTGTGCTTGTGTGTAATTTACATTTACATCAAATTCACCATCATATTTTCTATTCAAGCAAGATTTGTTTATTGCACAAGCAGCTTCAAGACCTGTCACCCAATACACAAGGTTTACATCATTCTTGATGTTGATTACACCTTCATAATCTGCTTTCTTGTCATGCACAACTAACTGGAATTTTGCACCAACTTCATCACGCATTCTTTTTGTGAATGCTATATACAGACTTTTCACCTGATCAGCTGTGGTTATAACACCAAGCACATTGAAAGAATAAGATTCAATCTTGTCAAGGTATGTCTGATGATTTGAAACATTCACTGTTCCATTCGTTCCACCAGTCAACTTTTCACCTGATGTTGCCTGCAATGTTGCAGACTTCTTCCAATCTACAAAATCATTGTCTTTCAGTTCCTGTGCATTTGCTACTGTCTGTGTATCAAGAACCACTGTATCAATCATCAAGGTAACATCCCATTTGGAAGTTTGGTCAACATTCTGCTGAATGATTACCTTCAAATCATTTCCCCTGATTCCTGAATATTTGGCTGTTGTATAGGTATTTGCTGCCTTTGTTCCCTTGTTCAACTTGTAAGCATACAAGGTGTTAAGGTTCAGGAATAAATCCCTTAACCCTTTCAACTTCTCATGTGCATAGTCATAACCAAAAATCTTCAATGAATTTTTCTGAAAATCAGCATTGGTCACTTCAAATACTTCATCATCTTTACCCCAATCCAGTTCTAAAGGCATTGTTGCTGTTCCTCTATCACCAAGATTTGCCCTTGCTCTTACAAGTGAAATAAAATTGATGTATGCACCTGGAAGGATTTTATTTTGTGTAGTAAAAGTTCCACCACCTAATGCCATATTATTTCACCATTCCTTTCATAAATTCATCAAGCCTTATTTCCACTTCATCAATGGTGTATTCATCACCATCTGCAAGGATCACATTCAAGGCATCTTTTCTATTTGCAAACTTTTCAGCCTTCAAAATAACTTCTTTTGAAAACTTTGTTTCTTCTTTTTTCGTTGCCATCTTATCCATCCTTTCGTTCTACTTTGTATGAACCCATTTTGTTGTCCTTTTGTTCAATCTTGTAAACAAACAGATTGAAATTCACCTTGAAATGCAGAACATCATCCACTATTTCAGCTTTCATCTGTGTTCCCCTGACCAAATCACTATCTACTGTGATATATTCAAGACAATCATATAAGCGTTCAACTACTGCATCACATTCTGAATTCTTTTCTACTGATTCAGGGAAGTATTGAACTATAAAGAAATGTTCCCTGAAATACCTGTTGTTCAAAAACTGTTCATTTGACTTGTTCAAGCACTCAACATAAAAACAAGGCTCTTGCAAGCCTTGTTCTATTGATTCAGGGTATATTTCATATTTATCACCAAATTCTTTATGGATGGCTCTGATGATGCCATCTTTAATTTTGTTTATCATCTGAAACAATCCCCCAACATTTTCTTGATTTTATTTTCAATGATTTTAGGTGCTGCCGATTCAATTTCCTGTTCGGATATAGTCAACATAAATTTTCCCTTCACCCATCCTTTACCACCTTTTTTTCTATGCCCAAATTCAACATAACTTGCATATTCAGTTGGATTTTCAATTTCAATTTGATATTTATCACCAATATGATGAACTTGAATAGAATTGATGAAGTCTGCTTGGTTTTTTCCTGTTGTCCAACCCCTTCTTAAAGTACCACCTTTTTTTCCTGATTTTTTTGGATATTGTCCTACTGGTGTTCTTTTTATCACTTTTCTTAAAAGTCTTGCTGCAATCTCTTTTGCAAGCGATTCAATGAACAAGTTCAATTGTTCTTCTGTTGCCTGTAGACTGTCTTTCAACTGCTCCCAATCTCTGAAATTACAACTTCCATTTACACTCATTAAGACCACCCCTTGAACAGTTCAAGCATTATTTCCTGATGTGTTTGATACATAGCAGGTTCACCACTTGATTTGTATTCAGTAGTTACACCATTTTGAACTACTGTAATTTTTGAACCAGGTTTGATTTGAATTTCAGGTGCAATGAATAGTTTAGTAGTTTGAATGAGTATTGCAGCAGAATTGGTTTGATTATTGTTTGCAATCTTCTCAAAAGAAAGTTTGCAAGGCTGATTTTCAAGCACCACAACATCATTGAATGCAGTAGATCCATTGTCCTTCCTCACTTTCTGATGTTCAGTGATGGTGCATTGTCCAATGTAGGTGCTTTCAATTGCCTTTCTTGCTGCTACCACTTGACTTTTCGATAACATATCAGTTCACCTTCTCCCTTTGTAATCAGATATGAAAGGAAGGCATTTAGTTTCTGTTCAGGTGTCTGTGAACTTTCAACTGCAAAGGTCACATTGGTGTCACCTGTCTGAATTTGCTTGACTGCCATTTCAAAATCAAATGTTTCATTTAACTTTCCTGTTTGTTTCAGTGAATATAAGAATTCACCACATATCATGTCCACTGCTGTGATTTTAAGTCCATCAGGAAGTAAGGTGGTATTGCAGGCATTCTTGATTTTGTTTTCAACCTTGACGATTGAGAACCCAACCACAAAGGTGTCTGTTTCCTTCACCACATAAGAAAAGGATTCCAACCTTTTCAAGATTAGTTCAATGAACTTCTTGTCAAGTTTAGAACCCTGTGATTTCAGAAAAGTAAGCACTTCACTGATTATTTCTGCCATTCATACCACCTACCTTTCAATTAACCCTTTGAAATGATTCTTGCAATAGCAATTGCCTTATGTGGAATTGCTTTTTCACCATCATTGATGATGTCCCAGTTCGTACCAGTTGCAAGGTCTGTGTTGCTTGCAGATGCAGTAATTGAAGAAGGTTTTTCAAAAGAAATACCATCAACACCACAAATATATCTATCACGCACAAACAATGTGTCCTGACCACCGTTCTTTTCAGGATTTCTTGACATTTCATAAGGAACAGAATCCCCAATGTCATCAAGAATGATTGAACCTTCACCCAATACATAAGTTGTGTATGCAGTGTAATTGCCACCTGATGCAGTAACATCTTCTGTTGGCATATTATCATCAATCAGAACTGTTCTTCCATTCCAAGTTGCAAGGGCAAGTTCCCTTTCAATACCATCTGCATCAGTATATGTCATGTATTTAAGCAACTTCATATTTTCAAGGTTTGTTGCCACTTCACTGTGCATAATTGCAAGTTTGAAAATATTTTTGTTATCTCCACCTGCTTTCTGAATTGCCTTGTTCAGTGTAGTTGCCTTGACCATACCAGGTTCATCAACACCAGTTTCCTTTGTGATGTCATAGGTATGTTTGTCAATGAATTCCTTTGCTGCTTTTGCAGGAACAGTTGATCCTGATGTGGTCATAGAGAATACACCCTTAAGCATTGCAAGAATAATTGCCTGCTTAACTTCCATTTTGTAATCTCCAATCTGTGCTGCCACATTGTCCATGAAGTCAACACCTGCTGTAATGTTCTTGGAAAAACTCTTTTCAGTCCATGAATCCATTCTACTTGCAACAATGAATCCCTGTTCATAAGTAGAAGTTCCAGTGGACTGAATATCAGTTGCACCATCATTGTTCTGTGATGTTCCACCTGAAATTCTTCCAAAATAAGGAACACGAGCATACAAAGAACCTGTCTGTGTAGAAAGTGCAGATGCAGCCTGTTCATTAGTGCCTACTGCACCACTTTTTGCAAGTTCGCTTTTCGTCACATTTGGAATTCGCTTTACATAAGCACCAAATGCCTGTGGATTAAAACTTTTAGAATCAAATTTTGCCATAATTATCTTTCTCCTTTACTTAATCAATTTTGGCATCAGGATACTGTGCCATATACTCTGCAAGTTGTGTGTAGGTCATCTTTGAAGTGTCAATTGCTCCATTATCACCTGTGTCCTTGCCTTCGCCTGGTGTTGCACCCTTCACCTGTGTCTTTTTGGTTTCCGTATCAAATAAGAATTTGGAATCCTCTGCCTTAACAAGTGCATCAAGTTGTTCAGTGTGACCAATCACATTGCCATCTTTGTCAAGGTCAATCTTGGTCATATCAAGCAAGGCTTTGATTGCTTTTGCATTCTTGCCTTTTGCACCTGTGATTGCTGCTTCAATTGCTGATTCAATCTTCAACTGTTTGATTTCAGCAGCATGATCTTCATCTTTCTTTTTATTATCAGCTTGAAGTGTTTCAATCTGCTTTTTCATTGTATCCACATCACCTGTGGAATTCTTCAAGGTTTCAAGTTGTCCATCCCTTTCACGCACATCCAGTTCCAACTTTTTCTTTTCGTTGTTCACTTCGTCAAATCGTGCCTTTGGAATGTACCCTTTGAGTTCTTCCTGACTTGCAGATTCACATTTCTTTGCTAATTCTTCATCAATGCCTAATTTTACAAATTCTTCCTTTTTCATGGTTTGTACCATCCTTTCATAAACATTTATTACCTGGTTCAGTCCAGTATCTTATGTCTTGTTCTTTATCGTCTGCAATACTAAAAAGACGGCTTTTTCAATTATAAAATTCAGTAATATAAATAATTTTCAATGTGTTACATAGCATCCCCCCTTTATTTAAGCATCAAAAAAGCACTGCTTTTATACAGTGCTTTTTAGTAGTCCAAACCTTCTTCATATTCACCATCATAAGGTGTATTGGTTTCTATTGCATTTTTCACCAATCTGATGATTTCCTTTTCTTCCAAGTGTTTGACAAGGAAGATTGGAAAGTTATCATTGAACTTATCAGCATATTCATCTAATAATCTATCAAGCATTCTTCATCACCCCTTTAATATTTCTTGCAACATTTCCTGGAATATCTCATAAGACTTTGGCAAGTATTGCTTGATTATTTCTAACTGTTCAGGATTGGCAACACTGGAATCAAACATTTCTGCAAATGCTTCTGTTGACAATTTATCTTCCTGCTTCCAATATCCTTTACCATGTCCAAATCCTGCTTGAACCCTTCCATTTGTTGCACCTTCCACAATATCTGATAGGTTTGCCATTATTTTCTTATCCATTACCCTAATTTCTTTTTCAAGTTCTCTATAAGCCATTGATTTTGAAAATTTAGGTTCACCACCAAGCCATGTTCCATTTTTCTTGTAAAAATCAAAACTCCAATCACTGATATAACCTTTTTGATGCAGCCATTCAAAATCATTCTTATGATCTTTGAATTCCTGCTTCATTCGTGCTGCTATTGAATCAACCCTGTCACTGACTTCTGATTTGATTGTTCTACCAAATACATTATTTTGATAGGTGTATGAATAAGGTTTGAAAGCATACCCATCACCATATTTCTTATTTGAAAGATAATCAATGTTATGTCCAAATTCATGGAAAGTAGTTTGATAAGGCTTTGAATAAAGACTACCTTTTGCATCTTTTGACACATTCATTTCAATTCCACCTGCTCCATGACAACATGGATGAACATTTGAACTTGCATTGATTACTGTCAAATCATTTTCCATCTTCACCCAAACATTTCTTTCAGTTTCAGGTGCTTTTTCCAAGATGGAATGCAGGTTTTCATAATTGTCTTTACCTATTTTTGTATAGATTTCTGAATTAAGATTCTTTGGTAATTCTATTTTATCACTTTTCACATCTTCCTTCAAATCTTCTTTTACAAACTGATTTTTCCAATCATCATACTTCATGTTATCAGGAACATAATAGGTCTTTCCATCTTCTCCCCTTGCTGCTCTTTGACCACCAAAATCAAATTCATCACCAAAGAAGGGAACAGTTATTGACCTGCACCATACATGAAAAGGTGGTGCAGTAACTCCTGCTTGAAAGTCTTTCATATCAAATACTTCACCATCAAGGTTTTGGCATATTTCAGATGTATGACTGTCCAATGTTGCGACAATCTCAAACTTTTCAACATTCAAATCCTTAAAACATTGCCCTTGTGCAGCACTTGAAAAGAAAGCCTGTTCAGTCATTACCAGTCTGCCTGCTTGTGCTTTTGCATTCTTGAACTTCTTATCAACAAACTTGGTCATGTTCTTGATTGCTTCATCAGGTGATTTTCCTAAAACACAAGTTTTGACCAATTCATTGTGAAGTTCACCAATCATTGACCTTTTAGACTGCCATATTCTATCACTGAAATTCTTTCCGTCTGTCGCCCAAGGTTTGACTTTCAGCAAATCCAATTTTCTTTGGTCTATACTTGCAACATTGAACCCAACATTGAACCCTTTTTGAATTTCATAAATACTTTTATAATAATTATTACTATAAGCATTTGAAATCATTCTGTCCACTGAATCAAGTTCATTTCCAAATGCTCTTTCAAGTTCCTGTTGTGTTCTGATTTTCAGTGCTTCCAGTCTTGTTATATGGAATTTTGCACTTGCATTTTCAAGTTCCTTAATCCACATTCCATCAAGTGCATTTTCTTCACCATACTTGATGAACTCCTTCACATCCCACTTAAATTCTGCAAGTTCTTTTGAATTCAGCAGCTTTCTTGCTTCTGCCATTGTTATTTCATTGTTCTTTGCTACTCTTGCAACCCATACATCAATTTCTTTTTCAATCTGCCTTTGTGCATGATTGAATGCAGGTTCAATTTGATTGTAAGTCTGCATTCCATAAGCATTTGATGATTTTTCAATGTTTAGGAATCGTTCCTGCCAATATTTACTTGATTTTTTCACCATCTACTTGATCACCCCCTGCATTATTGAAGGCAATACCATATTGTTCTATTTCTTCTTGCTTTTCATTCCTGATTCGCTCCATTTCAGCAAGTGGATCGTCAACCCATGGATGATTTGCAATCATAGTTTCATTTGACAAAAAATCAGACTTCAAGCAGTTTTCAATTGCTTCACTTTCATTTATCAAAATATCACGATTAAAAATGATTTCTACTTCTTCATTTTCAAAATCACCTTGTCCAGTGTTGAAAAGGTGCATATTGATGAACCACAAAAGTTCTTCAAAACTTGCCTGATATTCTGTTTCCATACCATCTGCATCCAAATCAATATCAGAATACATTGACTGGATGTTCATTTGGTTTGGATTTCCTGCCATTCTGTCATCTTTAGCATCATAACCCATTGCATTTTCAATAATTGCCTTTTTGAACAGTTCAATGATAACCTTGTAATTCTCTGAATTGACTTCCACTTGCAAGGTTTTCAAATCTCCTGCAACTCCATCAATTGTTGACATCTTAACTGCTCCATAAGTTGCCAAATTCCTTCTGAACTCTCCAAGATTTTCACCATCGTAATTAACAAGTACCAAGATTGTGTTTCTTGTGTCTTCTTCCATACTGTTTTGAAAGTTCGACTTAATCAAATTCAATCCATCTTGCAATGACTTAATCATTTTGATTAAAGGTGTTTCTTCATCATTGTACTTGAATGGAATTAGTGGAATCTTTGACCAGTTATAACCTTGTTCAGTCCCTTCTTCATCAACCATTGTGAAATAGTTCTGATGAAATGGATAGACTGTTTTCAATGTTCCACTATCTGAAAGTTCAAAGAAATGAATTCCTTTATCGTCATACACTTCAACCTTCTGAATTAGTTTTTCCTGAATACCTTCATAAGCAATCACTTCATAAATTCTGATTGCATATTGTAAGATTGTATGGTCTGCATCTGCCCAACCTGGAATTACTTCATAGGACTTGAACCTTTTGAATGAGAACTTGCCTTGTTCATTATAGTAAAGGAACAACCAACCAATCCCATTATTCAGACTGTCCTTTCCAATGTTCTTCATCAACTTTTGAAATCTTTTATTGAAGAACTGTTTCAGAACTTTGGAATACTGTTCATTGTCTGATTGAACTGAAATAGGCTGTCCAAGTAAATAATTACTTTTTTGATCAACCATCTTTCTATACTGATTGTCAACAATCCTGTTGTTTGGAAGATTATCAACCACTTCAAGTTCACCATTCTGACCAATGACTGTTCTTTTCCTTGCCAAAATATCATGATTGCCTTCATAGTACCTTTTACCTGTAAGCATCAGACTTCTTTTAGGTGAAGATAAGAATTCATTTATTTCATTTGTGATAAACCTTTCATCAGTGATTCTTGCACTTGCTCCTTGTTTTAGTATATTTCCAATTGTTCTTAGAAAATTAAACACTTCTTATTTCACCCCTTTCATAAGGCTTCAACACTCTTGAAGGCTTCATGAAGTTTAGGGAATTGAATTGCCATCCAGTCCACTATTTCTTCATTCCTTGCCCAAGATTCACCATCCAAGCCTGATTCATATAAAAAAGCATGAATGATTTCATGCCTTATCACTGATTGTTTGTATTGCTCCAAATTCTCTTTTGAATTTTCCCTTTGCTGAAATTCATCTATTACAATCTTCTTTGAGGATGTATCACAATAACCATCTGCATTTTCAAGATTAGAATCATCAACCTTGTTTGATTCTACAATCTCATAATCTACACCCAAAACTTTAACTGTCATTTATCTGTCCTTTCTGTAATCATCACATAATAAAATAGCCTATTAGTATTCAAAGGCTTTCAAGTCCTTTTTGTTACTAATAAGCTACTAATCAATCAAAACTGAACAATGTTGGTAACAAGATACTTGATACACCATAACGCATTGAATCCATACCATGTGAAAACTCATGATCAGGTTTATTCGTTGGCTTTCCGTCTTTGTCTTTTTCCCAACAATAGTTGCTGATTTCTTTATAAAATTCAGTACACCTTGGATGTATGATGATTTCATAGTTTTGTATCAACTGAATTCCATGATTTACACTGTCTTTTCCTTTTCGTGATGGTTTTGCCTTAATGCCTTCTTCCTTCAATTCTGCAATTGATTTTGGTTCAGCACTATCACAAATGATTGTTTGTCCACCATATCCTTTTTCTTTGATTGTCTTTGCAATTATTCTGTTTGTAACTCCTGATTTGTACCATTCATCAAAAACATAGATTTTCATTGCTTTATTATCAACCATTTCACATACAAAGGCATTTGGATCAGTAAAACCAAAGTCAAGATTGAATGCTGATTTTATTCCAGGAATTGTTTTGACTTCATCAATATCAAACCATTCAACCTTATGATTTTCAAAGATAAGTCCTTCTGCAATCCCCCATTCACCATCGCCTTCAATTCTGTATCTTCTTGGATTCTTTTCTTTCATCTTCAAGAAGATATTTCTATCTGCTGCATCAAGCCATTCATTACATTGCCATGTTGTAGTTTTGGTGAATGTATCTTCATCTTCTGTATCAAAAAACCTTTTTTTAATCCAACTTGTTGCAGACCACGGATTGAATGTCATGGTTATTTGTTTGAAGTACCCATCAGGAACTTCACCCCTGATTGACATATCTAATTTATTGAAATCATCTTCATTTGTGATTTCAAATGCTTCTTCAATCCATACCCAACACAAATATCCTTTATCAACGGAAATGGAAGTGATTTTCATACCATCATCCAATCCCCTGAATAGAATCTTTTGACCTGTTGACTTTCTCACAATCTGCATTGGTGATACTGTCCATTCAAAATAATCATCCAATTGTAACTTATGGATTGCCCACTTCAAATCACTATATACTGAATCTCTTAATGTGTTTGAATATCTTCTGATGCAAAGTCCATTGCTTTCAGGATATTCAAACAATCGGTATATCATATTCAATGCAGTTGTTTTCGATTTTTTAGAACCTCTTGAACCTTTACAAACTCTGTATCTCTTTTTAGTATTCCAAAAATCAGCATAATGCCTTCCAACAACTTCTTGAAGTGATACTTTCATGTGATCACTCCTTTAAGTCATTGACAATTGTAATAGGTTCAACTTCTAAGGTCACTTTTTCATTAAAGATTCCATATCTTTTTCCAAGCAATTCAGCAGCTTTCAATCTTTCTCTTTCATCAGGTGCTTTGTTTATTCTTCGTGCAGATGAATAACCTTCACCTTCACCTTCAATAACAACTATTTCAGCAGATGATTCACCACGCAAAACAGAAGTCAAGTATTCCATCACTTCTTTTGCATCTGCAACCTTTTCTGAACTGATTTTTTCAAGTTGTTCGCCTATATATGCTTTTATGCCTACATTTGACAATAATTTACTTGACTGACTGCGTGAATAGGTTTTACTATAACCCGCTTTCAGTGCAGATTGTTCAATGTTCCCACTGATAATATATTCATCAGCGAACTTCTTTTGTTTTAATGATAATTTCATATATTATCAGCCCCTTTCTTTCAAAATAAAAAGTACCAGGTATTTTTCCCCTGGTACTCACATGTTATCATTATATAACATATAATTAGGCAAACAATAGCAGTTTGTGCCAAATAGTGCCATCACATCAAGAATTTTTGCAGATTGATCAGTGCTGCTGAATGAATTCTGTGTATTGTCCTGATTGAAAGTTCCATTTCATCACATATCTGTTCCCATGTGTAAAAATTGATATACTTCAACCTAAGCAATAACTTCTCATTTGTGGATTGAATCTTGTCAATCTTTTCTCTGATTTCTTCTTTCAGTGCAATAAGTTTATCAACCTGGTTTTGAATCTTTGCTTCTAAGTCAACAATTTTACAAAGAATATTGGTAAATCCTGCATCACCTGCAACATTACCACTTGACACTTTATCTTTTGAATAGTCTATTCCTGAAATGCTTGTTGACAATTCTTTCAACTGATTAAGTTCTTCACAATTGCTTTTAATCAGCTTATCTAACATATATGTTTGTTTCAAATACTGTTTTGCAGTCATTCCTTCTCCTTTCAAATCTGTTCAAGGTCTGTTCAAGGTGACTTTTCACCTTGAACACCTTCAAAGCCTTATAAA